TAACATCATCCTACTCAAACGGAGAACTAAACAGGTCATAAAATGATAGGAACTGGAATCGAAAAACGTATACAAGTTCAACAAGTTATAGAAAGTCAACTCCCTGAGTTTATACTTTCAGAGAGCCCAAAAACAGTTGACTTTTTAAAACAATACTACATCTCTCAGGAACATAGGGGTGGTGTGGTAGATTTGAGTGATAATTTAGATCAATACATTAAATTAGATAATTTAACACCAGAAGTAATTGTTGGTATTACAACTTTAAGCACAGATATTACAACTACAAGTGATACAATTACAGTATCATCTACAAAAGGTTTCCCAAATGAATATGGTTTGTTAAAAATTGATAGTGAAATTATCACATATACAGGTATCACGACAAATAGTTTCACTGGATGTATTAGAGGATTTAGTGGTATTTCATCCTATACAAATCCTAATGATCCGGGTGAATTAGTATTTTCAAATACAACTACAGGAAATCATGCATCTGGTGCAGTTGTAAATAACTTAAGTGTTTTATTTTTACAAGAATTTTATAAAAAAGTAAAGAAATCACTAACACCGGGATTAGAGGATACAAAATTTGTATCAGAAGTTGATGTAAGTAATTTTATAAAAGAATCCAAATCATTATATCAATCTAAAGGAACTGCAGAGTCTTTTCGTATTTTATTTAATGTTTTATACGGATTGTCACCAAAAATTATAGATTTAGAGGAATTTTTAGTAAAACCTTCGTCAGCTGAATATATTCGTAGAGAGATTGTATTAGCTGAGGTAATTAGTGGTGATCCAAATAAATTATTAGGACAGACAATAACAAAATCTGATGACTTAGAAACAAACGCATCAGTGTCTGAAGTCGAAATTATAACAAGAAACAGAAAAACATTTTATAAGTTAAGTTTGTTTGTTGGATATAATGATAGGAGTGGAATAAATGGAGTATTTACCATTCCCGGTAAATCAAAAGTAATAGGTAATGTATCCATAGGGTCGTCTGTAATCACCGTAGATTCGACTGTAGGGTTTGGAAATACTGGAACTATTAGATCGGGTATTAATACAATTACATACACTGATAAGACTGTTAATCAATTTTTAAACTGCACAGGTATTACTAACTCAATATCATCTACTGATGACTTAAGATCAGATGAATTAATATTTGGATATGAGGATGGTGACATATCAAAAAAAGTAGAATTAAGAATAACTGGTGTTTTATCCAATTTTCAACTTTTACCTTCGGCAAGATCAAGTGTAACAAGTGAAGGAGAAAGGATTACTGTTAAAAATTTAGGTGAGGTAATTGCAAATCCAATAACTGATAGAACACAAAAAGAAATATTTTTTAATTCTTGGATTTATAATACATCTTGTACTTTTGAAATTGAATCAATTAATGGATCAACTTTTCTTCTTAAATCAAATTTTGATAAATCTAATTTGAAAGAAGGTGATAAGGTTGATATTTTAAGAAGGGGAACTGAAATAGTAGATGTTACTGATGCTATCATTAAAACAACAAATCCTACAGGTTTACAGGATAAACAATTAATTTTAGATAATATTTCAGGTTTTACACCAACATTTGGTATTTTTTATGATCTTCGTAGAAAATTAGATAGAGCATTTAGTTCAACATCACAATTAGAGTTTGGAAATAATGTAATCACATCAAATGTACAGAATACTTATAATAAAGATGATGTTGATTACTATGTTGCCTCATCATCATTACCATCATATGATATCACTGAAACTGTCTCTAAAAGTATCATACCTAATTCTACAGGAACTTTTTTACAAGGGTTTAATAATGTTAGTCAAAAATTCTCTATTATATCATTCTCAACTGATACTGACTTTAAAACAGGTGATGCCATATTTTATAAACCGTCTAATAATCCTTTAAAAGGTTTAGAAGAGGGTGTGTATTATGTTGAAGTATTAAGTTTAAAAAATCAAATTAGATTATACAGCTCAAGATCCTTTATACCCATATTAGATTTCTTACAATTTACAACGGGAGGCACCGGTAGTCATAGTTTTGTTCTTCTCAGACATAAAAATGAAAAAATTGGTGTACAGAAAATATTAAAAAAATTCCCTGCCTCACCAAATATTAAATCAGGAAATAAAGTAGTTACTACTCCCGGTTCAACAGGTATTCTTATTAATGGTGTAGAAATTACAAACTACAAATCAGAAGATAAAATATATTATGGCCCATTAGATGATGTTAAAATTCTTAATGGTGGTACAAACTTTGATGTAATAAATTTACCTAGCATAACTCTTCCACAAGTCGCATCCGGCACAACTGCATTAATTCAACCAGTTATTCAAGGTGAATTAAAGGAGATTTTAGTAGATCGGCAAGATTTTGATATTGAAAGAGTTTTATCTGTGACAATATCAGGGGGTAACGGGGAAGGAGCAATTATTAAACCTGTTGTCAGAAAAAGATTTAGAGAAATATTTTTTGATGGTAGAGATACAAGAGTAAGAGGTGGATTAGATATTATTCATGATCAAATTATCTTTGATAAACCACATAATTTATTAAGTGGTGAGCCACTAGTTTATGACAATAATGAAAATGCTTCACTTGGTATAGGATCATTTAAAGGATCAAATACAAATCAAAATAAATTCCTATCAAATGGATCTGTTTATTTTCCAGAGGTTGTAGGAGTATCATCAATAAGATTGTATGAAACTGTTAATGATTTCAATGCAGGAATAAACACTGTTGGATTTACAACTGTAAACTCTCAAGGTACACATAAATTTAAACTTTTAAATAAAAAAAATCACTTACGTTCTGTTGTAATTGAAGATGCTGGTTCAAATTATACAAATCGCAAATTATTAGTAAAACCAAATGCCATATCCACTATTGAAAATACCATAACTTTTAAAGATCATGGATTTAAAGATGGTGAGTTAATTACATATAATTATGAGTTTGGTGGTACAGGTATAACAGGTATCAGTTCATCGAATCAATATAAAGTAATAACTTTAGATAATGATACATTTAGAATAGCCAATGCAGGTGTTGGTGGAACAAATAGTAGTTTTTATACAAGGGGAGAGTATGTTAAAATAGAATCTACGGGATCAGGTTTACAAGAATTTGCATATCCTCCTATTACTTTAGATGTTAAAGCTGTTTACTCTTCAACTACATTAGCTAGATCTGCTGATCTTGTCTTAACTCCTATTGTACGTGGTAGTATTATTAAAACTTACCTATATGAACCCGGAACAAATTATGGATCTGAGATATTAAATTTTGAGAAAAAACCGGGTGTTACATTAAAAAATGGAAAACAAGCTGAATTAAGAGCAATAGCATCTAAAGGTAAAATCTTAACTGTAGATGTTAGATTTGGTGGTAAAGAATATTTTTCACCACCTGATTTAGAGTTTGTTGGTGTAGGTTCTGGAGTTGGTGCAAAGTTAAGACCTGTGGTTACTGATGGTAAAATCACAGATGTTGTAATTATTAATCCGGGTATAGGATACACTCAATCTCCACAAGTTTTAGTAAAACCAGCTGGTATAGGACAAATTATAGAACCAGCAGTAAGATCTTTGACAGTTAATAATTTGGAGAGATTTGATGATGAAATATTACTTAAAGAAGCAGAATCTAATTTACAATACGCTGTTGTAGGATATAATACATCTCTCTATACTAATCCATTTAATGATCCAAATCAAATTACTGGACACTCTCCTATTATTGGATGGGCTTATGATGGCAATCCAATTTATGGCCCTTATGGTTATGAGGATCCAAGTGACTCTAACTCACAGATTAAAATTTTAGATACTAGTTATGTATTGGATACTTCAAATGTTATAAACAGACCAACATCATTTACTAATGGATTTTTTGTAGAAGATTTTAGATTTAATGATTCTGGAGATCTCGATAGTAATAACGGAAGATATTGTAAAACCCCTGATTATCCTGATGGAGTTTATGCATATTTTGTAGGAGTAGCAACTGGTGCACAAGGAAATCTTGATCCTAAATTCCCATATTTTATAGGAGATACATATAGATCAACTCCCATATCCGATAATTTTGTTATTAATCAAAATAATTTTGATTTTAATAATGAAAATGTTATAAGAAATACTCTACCATACAAAGTATCTGATCCTACTGCCGACAATGATTTTCTAATTGAATCTAATGAATCTGTTGAACAAAATGCAATAGTAGAATCTGTTACAGAGGGTGAGATTGAAGGTTTTCAAATAGTTGAAGAAGGAAGTGATTATAAGGTAGGTGATTCATTGGTATTTGATAATACAGATACATCTGGAGGGGGTGCCAGTGCCTTTGTAAGAAAGGTTACAGGAAAACCTATTACAAGTGTCACAACCGCAGTTCAGACGTACGATGATGTCGTTTACGTAAGAGATAGTGCAACTCAGATTAGTGGATTTATATCTACTTCTCATACTTTTGCTAATAATGATAACATTGTGGTTTCAGGATTGACCACAAGCATATCAAAACTAACAGATTCTTTCCAAGTAGGAGTTTCATCTGAACAAGTTGTACTTTACAAAGAACTAGGTGCAAATGCTACATCAGGTATTGTTACTGACATATATGTCTCTGTTATCCCTGATAGAGTATCAGCTGGTAGTAGTATTGGTATAGGTACGGAAAAATTATTAGTTCTTAATAAATTTAATGATAGAAAAATATTAAGGGTAAAGAGAGGAGTTGTTGGTACTGCACATAAATTATCTGATCCAGTTTTTACTGTACCTCATAAGTTTACATTGAATCTTGTTACTGAACCATTTGAATCGAAGGTAAATGATAAAGTATTCTTCAATCCTAAAGAACAAGTTGGATTAGCATTAACTGCTGGAACAAATATCGCTATGGCTAAGTCATTCACAACTGGTGAGATATCAAAGGTCATTAGTGTTCCTGCAAAAAGTATATTTTTACCAAATCATCCTTTCACTAATAATCAACAATTAACATTTAAATTTCCCAGTGGAGCTGGTGCATTATCAGTTGGAACAGGTGTAACTCAGGCGGTTGCCTCTAGTTTTAATCTTGTAAGTGGTTCTACAGTATTTGCTAAAAAAATATCAAATGATTTAGTTGGTTTATCAACTGAATTAGGTGCTGAAACTATATTCTTTAAATCTGCACCATCTGATAATTTTGAATATTTACTTGAATCAAACTTTACTCAAGTTACAGGTAAAGCTCAAAAAATTACAGCACACGTTGCTGTATCAACATCTCATAATTTAAATGAGTTAGATACTATTGACTTAAAATTAAAATCAAATATAGCTGGTGGAACAGGTGTATCAACATCAGTCATAGTTAAATACTCCTCTAGTGAGGATAAAATTCTAATTAATCCTACAACTATAGTAAAAGCTAATATTGGTGCCGATACTGTATTTAAAACTAATCACGGATTTAAAACCGGACAAAAAATATTTTATGATGGTGGAACTAATCAAGCAACTGGATTAAGCACTGGATCATATTTTGTATATAGAATTGATGATAATGCATTTCAATTATCTCAAACTTTATATGATGTTCAAAATGAACCACCAAAAGTAGTTGGTATCACTACAAATACTGGTGGAAATTCTCAAGAAATTTTCTTAATAAATCCACCTTTATCAATTGTCAACAATAATGATTTAATATTTTATGTTTCAGATTCATCGTTAAGTGGATATGATTTTAATTTTTACTATGATTCTGATTTCAAAAATGAGTTTGTTTCTATAGGAACTACAAATTTATTCACAGTTGAAAAAAATGGAACTATTGGTGTGGGTACGACATCTACTGTGATTTTAAAATATAATAATCAAAATCCATTAAATATATTTTACACCATTGAAAAAGGAGGATTTATAAGCACATCTGATAGGGATGTGGTTAATGCATCTAGAATAAACTATATTAATAGTGAATATGAAGGATCTTACATTGCATTTGGTGTTGGCTCTACATCATTTAATATATCTCTTAACAACGTTCCTGAAAAATTAAATTACTTATCGACAGAAACTGATAATTTATCATATAGCACTAATTCTACTAGTGTTTTAGGTGGTGTAGCATCAATTAATTTAGCATCTGGTGGTTTAGGATTTAAAAAATTTCCTAGAATATCTACAATTACCTCAACTTCAGGTATTAATGCTAAAATTCTTGCATTATCAAAATCAATAAACAAAATAAACAAAGTAAGAATATTAGATCCGGGTTTTGAATATCATTCCGATAAAACTTTAAGACCAGAAGCAAGAATATCACCAACCATAACATTAATTAACTCTGATATAATTTCAAATATAGAGGTTGTTTCAGGTGGTAGAGATTATCTCTCAGCTCCTGATATTGTAGTTGTTGATCCTGAAACAGGAGAACTTACCGATCAAGGAGTGATTGAAGTTGAGACATCTGCAACATCCCTCTCATCTGTCAATATTATAAGTTCCCCTAAAGGATTAAAACCAATAGAACATACAATAAGAACCATTAATAATTCAAATGGTATATCAATATCAAGAGTGGTTGGTATGAATACAACCACAACTACTGGTATTGTGACTTGTATTTTGGTTACACCAATAACTGGATTTGCAGTGCCTCAATTTGCTCAAGGTGATAAGATATTTGTTGAGGGAATACAACTTGAATCAACGATAGGATCAGGTTATAACTCTACCGATCACGGTTATGATTTCTTTACAGTATCAAAATATGAGAATACTAATCCAGCTAAATTAGAGTTTAATTTAACAGGTATAGGTGTAAGTATTGGTATTGCAAAAACCACACAAGGAAACTATGCCAATATTATTAATTTTAATAAGTATCCTAAATTTAAAACCACTCAAAAATCTTCTCAATTCAAAAATGGTGAAAGAATAGCAGTTAAGGAAAGTGGTACTTTTATATTATCTGATCTTCTCGTTCTTGAAAATAATCCTAATGAATTTATAAAAGTTTTTGGAAAAAGAGAGTTGATCATAGGAGATATTATAAGAGGGGAAATTTCTGGAACAAGAGCAACTATTAATTCTATATCAAATAATAGAGCTAGATTTAATGTCGATTATTCATTAAGACAAGAAAAAGGATGGAATACTGAAATAGGAAAATTAAGTGAAGATTATCAAGTGTTGTCAGATAATGATTATTATCAAAATTTATCATATAGTATTCAAAGTCCAAAAACTTTTGAGGAAATCATAGATCCTGTAAATAGGTTACTTCATACATCAGGATTGAAAAATTTTGCAGATACCGGAATCACCTCCACTGCAAAATCAGGAATCTCATCCAGTTCAGATATAGTAATAGCAAGGGATTTGATCAGTGAAGAAAGAGTTGATACTATTAATAATTTTGATTTAGTTATAGATACGGATACAATTGCTAATGGAACACAATCTAAATTTATCAAATTAAGAAATAAAAAACTTGCAAGTTTTATTGAATGTAGAACAAATAGAGTAATTGATATTGATGATATTAGTTCTCAATTCTCAAATACAAATAGCACTTTAAACGGTAGATTTGATACAGAAATAATTGAAAATTATGAGAGTTTCTTAGTACAAACAAGAAATCCATTAACAAATGAAATACAACTTGATGAAGTTGTAGTTTTCAAAGATAACACTGACATATTTACATTTGAGAAAAATCGTTTGGGTATTGGTACACAAACAATTGCTGATTTAGAAGGTGTTTCTGATTCTAGTAATAAAACTTTCTTGAGAGTAACTCCCACAAATCCATTTGATGATGATTTAGATATAAAATTTTATAGAAATAGATTCAATAGTTCTCTTGCAGGTATTAATACAGAGGCACTTGGTTTTATTAACTTAGTTGGTGTAGCAAAAACAGTTGATCCAGCTGCAACAATAAGTTTAGTATCTGCACCATCTGGAATTACATCAGCATTTTATGCTACTGTTGAGGTAACTGATGATATTACAAATGAAAAAAATCTTGTTGATCTTTATGCAACACATGATGGAACTAATTCTTATTTCTCTGAATATTATGTTGATAGTGGTGATGTAAATAATTTTTCATCTAATTTTATTGGAACATTTACATCTAATTTAAATTCTGGTGTTTTATCAATAGATTTCCAAAATACGGGGTCTAATAGAGCTACACTAAGGTCTAGAGCAGTGGGATTTGGAACCACTGCATTAGGTCAAGGTACATATAGATTTAAAGACTCTGCACAAATTAGTGGTAATGAGAGAACAGTTAACCTTGTATCAACATTTAAGAGAGTATCAGGTACATCGACAATTGTAGGTATTGATTCAAATAAATTTAGTGCGATTAAAAGTATTGTAAAAGTTGCTGCTGGATCCACAGTTTCAATGCACCAAGTTTTAGCAGTTCATGATGGAACCGATACATCTATTGTTCACTATCCATTTATCTCTATAGGAAGCACATCAGGTATAGGTACATTTATTTCAAACTATGCTAATAATAAATTTAATGTAAGATTTAATCCTGATACTGGTTTTTCTGATGTTGAAGTATCTGCTTATAGTGAATTGATATACACAGATCTTGATTTATTCAATACTCCTCCAGATTTAACTTATGGAAGAGTATCAGAGTCAGTTAGCATAGGATTATATAATGCTGTTAATGGAAATAGATCAAATAAAACAGAATTTGAGCTAACACATAATGGAGTTCCAATTTTTGCAAAAACATTCTCACCATCTGATGCTTCTATAGTTAACCCTGTGACCGGTGTATTTACTATACCTGACCATTTCTTCAATACAGGTGAAAAATTAAAATATACACCAAAAAGCACATTCACAGGTGTAACAGCTGATGCAATGGAAACTTCTGCTGGTGTAGATTTAACAACAAATGTTTTTGCAATTCGTTTAACAAAAGACACATTTAAATTAGCATTAACTAAATCAAATGCTAACTCCGGTACAGGAGTTACTTTTACGTCATTGGGAGCTGGAAATAAACATCAACTTGAGATGACTAAAAAACTTGAAAAAAGTATTGTAGTAGTTGATGGTTTAATACAATCTCCAATAGCGTTTACACCGATAAACACAACATTAACTAATAATGGAGGTAGCATTTCTGCATCTGATGCCATCTTTAGTATAGCTGGAATATCATCTATAGGACAAGGAGATATATTAGAGATTGGAACTGAATTTATGGAAGTATTATCAGTTGGAATCGGAACACTTGCGATAGGGCCAATATCTGGTGATGGTTCATTTAAATTAGTAAATGTTGAGAGAGGTTCATTAGGATCTATAGCGAGTTCACATAATGATGCAACTGCTGTAAGAAAATTTAAGGGATCATTTAACATTGTAGATAGTAAAATTCATTTTACTGATGCTCCTAAAGGAACTAATTTCACTGAAAGAGACGATTCTAATTTAACATTCCCTAGATCAGATTTTCACGGTAGAGTATATTTTAGAAATGATTATACATCAAATAGAATTTTTGATGATATCTCAGATGGATTTACTGGAGTTGGAGCAACACATATAGTTAAAGTTGGTGGAGCTAATACAACAGGAATACAAACTGGTGGAAGTATAGTTTTACTTAATGGAATATTTCAAACTCCAACCACATCTAATAATCAGGGTAATAATTATGATTTCATTGGAGATACAACAGCAGGTATTACAACTATATTCTTTACTGGTATTACATCAACAAATGGTACTAAAATTGTCAGTGAATCTGATGTTAACTTAAATCAACTTCCAAGAGGAGGATTGATTGTATCACTTGGATCTACTGGTGGTTTAGGTGTTGCACCTTTGGTTGGTGCTGCTGTAACTGTGGTAAAAGATGCTAATGGAGTTATTACATCTGTAGGTTTAGGTGCTACTGATCAATTAGGATCTGGATATCGTGGTAGTGTAGCGATTGGTGTGACTGATATTGCTTATGATCATAGATTTGTTAGTTCAGGTATTGGTTCAATAAAACAATCTAATTTTAACGGTAATGGATTCACTGCTACAGATGCAGTTTATACATCTCATACTGGTGTGTTAGTGTTAACTATCCCTAATCATGGATTAACAACTAGCGATACAGTTGGTATTGATACTGGTGGTTTAGTGTTTAGATGTTCAAAAGATAATTTCCAAACATTACATCCTTATCCACGTTTAGTATCAAAGACTTCATTAGGAACTAGAAGTGATCCCGTAGCAGGAATTCAAACAGCTATTACTGCAACCACCACTAATACAATCACCATAAATGTTGGCCCCGGTGGTGGTGCAGGAACAGGTGCAGTTATTAATGCAACTGTGGGTGCTGGTGGTACATTAGGCTTTACTGTTGCAAATGGTGGTACCGGATATGTAAATCCCGTAATTAATATCCCTGAACCAACTTATGAAAATCTTGAAGTTATAGGTGTTTCACGTTTAGGAATAGGTGCCACAACTGATACTGGATTAGGACTAAAAGTAACTGTTGATGTTGGAGCAAGTTCAACAACAGGTATTGGTTCTACACTACACACAGTACAATCATTTAAAATTACAAGAAATGGATTTGGATTCAAAAAAGGTGATGTATTCAAACCTGTTGGATTAGTTACTGATAGGCAATTGACTCATAAAGTCAGTGATTTTGAATTAACTGTTACAGAAGTATTCACTGATAACTATTCTTCTTGGGATTTTGGTGAGTTTGACTTTATAGATCCTATAAAAAATCTACAAAATGGTAAAAGAAAAAGATTCCCTATTAGGTTAAATCAAGAATTATTAAGTTTTGAAATAGACAGATTAAATGCTGATTCATCACTTATTGATATGCAAGACTTACTATTAATATTTGTAAATGGTGTATTACAAGAGCCCGGAGTAGCATATACCTTTGAAGGTGGAACAACATTCGCGTTTTCTGTAGCACCATCAACAGATGATGATATATCAATATTTTTCTATAAAGGAACATCTGGAGGATCGAATCCGGACACTACAATTGTTGATGTGACACAATCAATCAAAGAAGGTGATGTTGTTAAAATAGGAGCTGGTTCTGGAGTGTTACCACAATCAAGAAGAACAGTTATTGGAATTACTACATCTGATACGTTTGAAACTGACCTTTACACAGGATCAGGTATAGATGAAAATACATTTAGACCACTTGCTCAATGGAGAAAACAAAAAATTGATAAAATTATTGGAGGTGATGTTGTATCTAAAGCAAGAGACTCAATTGAACCTTTAATTTATCCAACTGCTAGAATTATTGGTGATTTATCAACTTCAAAATCAGCAGGGACAAGTATTTTTGTTGATGACGCACAGTTTTTTGAATATGAGGAAGATCATTCATCTATTGTAATTAACAGTTTTGGAGGTTTAATTGTAGATAATATTAACCCTGTTGCTGCAAAATTAAAAGCTGTTGTTTCTGCTACTGGTACAATATCCCAAATTAATGTGATAGAGGGTGGGAGTGGTTACGTAGGAGCGACCACAAGTATATCAATCGCAGCTCCAGTGGGCGTGGCTAACACACAATTCGCTCTAATTGGTATATCAACATTTGCTACTGCAACTGCAAACATCACTAATGGATCTATTGCATCAGTAACTGTGAATAACATCGGTCTTGGATATACCACCACTAATCCTCCTGCAGTTTTAGCACCCTCTCCTGAACCAATTAAAGAAAATATTACTGATATTAAAAAGGTAGAAGGATTTTCAGGCATAGTCACAGGTATCTCGACAGATATTGTTGGTGTATCCACTCTGGTCATAAGAATAGGTCTTGCAAGAACATCAGATGATTTCAGCAGTCTTGTCGTTGGATATCCAATCTATGTTTTTGATACAACAGTTGGTAATGGTGTAACATCACTAAACTTAAGTGGTAATGATAATGATATAGTTGGAGTTGGAACAATGTTTGCAGATAATATTTACATGATTCAAAATATTACAAGAAATGGATCAAATGCTGAAATATTAGCTCACATTCACTCAGGAACTGTACATACAGGGTTATCTACAATCTCTACTGGAAACGGTGGTTTTAATGGTAGATTTTCTTGGGGAAGATTCTTTAATTCTTCTGGTAATTTTAGTAGACCTGAACCAATATCTATAGGAGTTACAGGTAATACTGTAGGTCTTTCAACTGGTGTTGGTATATCTACTTTCCCAACTATTCAAAGAAGAGTATTTGGTATCCGTGATACCGGTGCAGTGCGTAAAACATTAAGTTGATGATTTCACGTATAAATATAGAAAAAAAGCAATAAAATGCCAGCAGTAGTCACTGATCAGTTTAGAATTTTAAATGCAAGTAACTTTGTCGATACAGTTACAGGCATTGGAGGAGCTGATCCAAAAAATTCATTTTATGTAACATTAGGTTTACCTAACCCAAGAATAGTTGGGTTTGGTAGAACTTCAACTTGGGATACTAATACACCAAATCCTGTAGATAATATTAATAGAAATAATCATATTGGTGATACAACTTTATTTGGTAAAAGAGTAACTGGAAAGAATATCAGACGTTTGATAAGAAAGGTTGATTGGACACAAGGAACCAGATATGAAATGTATCGTCATGATTACAGTGTCAACTCACCCTCTCCTATTACACAATCATCAAGATTATATGATGCAAGTTACTACGTAATTAATGAAAATTTTAATGTTTATATTTGTATTGATAATGGTTCATCAGGAATTAATACTACAGGAAATGCATCACAGGATGCACCAACTTTTACTGATTTAGAACCATCAAAAGCTGGTGAAAGTGGTGACGGATATATTTGGAAGTATCTGTATACAGTTTCTCCAAGTGACATTATTAAATTTGATTCTACAGAATTTATTGCAGTTCCAAACGATTGGACAACAACTAATGACGCTATTATACAGTCAGTTCGTGAAAATGGTGATTCAGATCTTAATAATAACCAGATAAAAAAAGTTTATATTGAGAATCAGGGTAATGGTTACTCTGGAGGTATAGGTCAAGAGTTTAGTATTTTGGGTGATGGCACTGGTGGTAAAGTTGTTGTAGATGTCGTTAATGGAAAAATAACACAAGCAATTGTTTCATCAGGTGGTAAAGGTTATACTTATGGAATAGTTGATTTGGGATCAATAAATGCAAATGCATCAAGTAGAGCTAAATTAATACCCATTATCCCACCTTCAAAAGGTCATGGATTTAATATTTACGAAGAGTTAGGGACAGATCGTGTTTTATGCTATGCAAGATTCGGTGGGGATAATAAAGATTTTCCATTTGATACTAAATTTGCTCAAGTTGAGTTAGTAAAAAATCCTACATCAATTGGAACTACATCAGTTTACTTTAGTGATTCATACTCATCACTAAACTCAATAAAATTCCCTTCGACGACCACTGCAAACCCTGTGATTGGTGAAAAAATAAGTCAAACTGTCACAGGTGGTACAGCTGTTGGATATGTCGCATCTTGGGATAAAGAAACGAAAGTGTTAAAATATTTCCAAGATAGATCACTTTATTTTGGAAATGGAGTAGATCAAACTGATTATGTAGGTGTATCTACGCTAGGTCAAGTTTTAGCATTTCAATCAACTGCTAATCCAATTACCAGTCCTAGTGGTTTTTCTGGTTCAGTAGAAACCACATTTAGTTCTGGTATCACCACAGTAGGAACAAAAAATGTAGGTTTAGGTGTTACTTTCACAAATGGACTTGCAACTCCTGAAATAAATAAAGGGTCAGGTGATATAATCTATATTGATAATAGAGCAACTATCACAAGAAACTCTAGACAAAAAGAAGACGTAAAAATCATTCTGGAATTCTAAAAAATGCCACAAAAAACGAATCTCAATATAAGTCCTTACTTCGACGATTTCAAAAAGGATAATAATTTCTATAGAGTCTTATTTAATCCGGGAAAACCTGTTCAGGCAAGAGAACTTACAACACTTCAGTCTATCTTACAAGATCAGATTGAATCTTTTGGTAGTCATATGTTTAAAGAGGGATCTATGGTGATTCCGGGAAATATTTCTTATGACGCACAATATTTTTCTATAAAATTAGATTCAATCCATTTAGGTATTGCAGTTTCAGTATATGTAGATAATTTAAAAGGTAAAATTTTAACAGGACAAAAAAGTGGCATTAAAGTCCTTGTTGATAATTACGCTTTACCGAATGATTCAACTGGCATTACAGATTTAACATTTTTTATTAAATATCTTGATTCAGGTAATAATAATAATGTTTCGTTTTTAGACGATGGTGAAGATTTGCTCATAGATGAGGGATTTGTTTACGGTAATACACCTGTAAATTCAGGTGATTCAGTGGCTACATTGATTGAAAATAATGCCACAGCAGTAGGTTGTTCTGCATCTATAGCAGATGGAGTCTTTTTTGTAAGAGGTCATTTTATTAATGTCTCAGCAGATAAAATAGTTTTAGATCCATATACTAATAGCCCATCATATAGAGTTGGTCTTTTCATACAAGAACAAATTGTAAATGCAGATCAAGATTCGACTTTAAATGATAATGCTAGAGGATTTTCAAATTTTGCAGCTCCCGGTGCTGATAGATTAAAAATATCTACAAAATTGACAAAAAAAGGATTAACTGATTTTAATGATAAAAATTTTATAGAACTCATTCGTCTTGATGATGGAGAATTAAAAAAATTACAAAATGAATCACAATATTCTTTAATAAAAGATTACTTTGCAAAAAGAACATTTGAGGAATCTGGAAATTACTCTCTTAAAAATTTCCAATTAAATGCATTTGAATCTCTTAATGATGGATTGTCAAATGAAGGTATATTTACTTCTAATGAGATTACTGATCAAGGTAATACTCCTTCTGATGATTTATTAGCACTAAAAGTTTCACCGGGTAAGGCATATGTAAGAGGTTATGATATAGAAAGACCAGCTACAACTATATTGGATTTAGATAAACCAAGGGATAAAAAACAATTATCTAATAGCATAGTTCCATTTAGAAATGGTAATTTATTTCAGGTGAATCGTGCTGCAGGAACACCAAAAATTGGTTTAGATGGAAGTGCAAATATTGAGTTATATGATCGAAGAAAGGGTGCAACAAATAATGCAACTAGTGGTACAGGAACTCTGATAGGAAATGCAAGAGTATACGCATTTGAGAATCACGATGCATCTGGTGGTTCTGCTGAAACAATATTTGATCTATATCTATTTGACATACAAACATATACATTTTTAAATCTTAATAAAACATTATCAAACATTGATTTACCTGATACATCATTCGTAGAGGGTTTATCAAGTGGTGCAACAGGATTTGCTGTAAGCTCTGGTGGTAATAGTGCAACTGTGACATTAAGAGATACATCAGGAACATTTATTGCTGGTGAACAGATAAGAATTAATGGAAATGATGGTAATGCAATAGGTGCTTCAAGAACCATAGCAACTGTTAGTGAAAAATCACTTAGAGATGTAAAATCTGTATATCAAGATGCATCAACATTAGGTTTACAGACTGATTTTAGTGCAGACATAGTTCTTAAACCATCACCAATCAGAGAATTAGGGCCTGGAGATGAAGTTAATGTTAGTGGATCTAATGTTTTAACCTGTGCAGGTAAGACATTTGGTTCGTTAAGAGTAGGTGATATAATTATAGTTAACTTAACAACAGACGCATCTCCTAGATTTAATCTTGTAAGTTCTATTTCTTCTGATTTAAAATCAGTAACACTAGCAGCAGTGACAAATGTATCAGGAGTTTGTGTAGGAACTGTATTGGCATCTGCAACTGCAACTGGTATTAGTGTCGGTAAACCTGCAGTTAAAAATGAAAATACTGGATTATTTGCTCAATTGCAAGAAAAAAATGTATCTGACGTTGATTTAAGTAATTCAGAATTAACAATAAAAGCTCAAATTACTGGAAAAAGCACTGATAGTGAAGGAGATTTAGTATTTGATACATCAGATTTAGTTGGTATCACTAGTGCCTTCTTTGAAACATTTGATAGTGATAGGTATTCTGTAATACTTGCAAATGGAACTATTGAATCCATAGCATCTGATCAATTTACTTTATCAAATAATGCATCAACCGTTACGATAACTGGTATGCAAGCAAGTCAAACTAATAATGTAACTGTAAATGTAACTGCTAAAAAAGTTTCAATAAGCACAAAACAAAAAATATTTGATCGAAGTCATGTTGTTAATGTTGATAAGTGTATTTCTGGTATATCAACTGTAAATGGATTATCTCAAAATAATTTCTTTGGACTTCGTGTTGATGATAAAGTAATTTCTTTAAATACACCTGATGTTGTAAATGTTGTTGGGGTATATGAATCGGTTACAAATGTCGCTCCAGTATTAGATAAATTAGTATTTGTGAGTGGTTTATCCTTAGATACGGCTTCATTATTAGGTGAAAAAATTATTGGATCTGTAAGTGGAGCTATTGCTCAAATAACTGAGAGATCAAGTGCGACCACGGTTGAAATCGCATATTTAACACAACAAACCTTCCAAATCGGTGAAACAGTTACATTTGAAGAATCAAATATTATCACAAACTTACAGAACGTAACAATAGGATCATATTTAAATATAACATCAAGTTATAATCTTGATAAAGGTCAAAGAAATGGATTTTTAGATTATTCAAGATTAGTTAGAAAAGACAATGTAAGAGTTCCAAATAGAAGATTAAAAATAATAGTAAACAGATACACAGTTCCCTCTAATGATAAGGGTGATGTGTTTACAGTTGGATCTTATGATGAAGAAAGATTTAGTAAAGATGTTCCAATTCTTGAGGGTGGAATTAGAGCAACAGATACATTAGACTTTAGACCTAGAGTTGCTGATTTTTCTGTTGCAACTAGTTCACCATTTGATTTCGATAATAGAAATTTTGCATCTGCTGGCACCAATCCAACGTTAGTTCCTTCACCAAATGAAAGTTCAATCATAGGTATCAGTCATTATTTACCAAGGACTGATAAAATTATATTAGATCCATCAGCAAATATAGATGAAAGATATACATCTGGAGAATTTGTTATTGTTAAGGGTGTTCCTTCAAAAAATCCAATCGCACCTAATGATATTGAACTAGGTATGACAGTTGCTACTGTTGAATTGCCAGCATATCTCTACGATCCAAAAGACGTAAAAATTACAATCAAAGATAATCGTAGATATACGATGAGAGATATTGGCAAAATAGAGGATAGAGTTGATAACTTAGAAACGATTACATCATTAAGTTTACTTGAATTAGATACAAAAACTCTCCAAATACAGGATGCTGATGGATTAAGTAGATTTAAGACTGGATTTTTTGTAGATGATTTTAAAGATAATTCATTATTAGATATTAATAATCCAGATTGTAAAGTTGATATTGATATTGAAAATCAACATTTAATCACTCCTACTGATTTTTATGCATTAAAACCTGAACTTGCATTAAAAGAATCTATTGATTCTACAACAGCAGATTTTTCTGCTAATCTTGAATTATTAGATGCTGGTATCAAAAAAACTGGCGATATTTTAACTTTAGATTATGAAGAGGATATTTTACTTGATCAACCTTTAGCATCTAGAGTTGAAAATGTAAACCCATTTAGTGTTGTTTCATTCCGTGGAAATTTAACTATTAATCCTAGTGCAGATATTTGGACAAGAAATGTTGTTTTAGATAATGGTAATCGTACTTTATTTGGAGATCCAGCTGATAGTTTTGCTGCTCAAGTTTTAGTAAGTAGTGAACCAGATACACATATTCGTTCAAGAAATGTAGGATTTGAAGCAACAACATTAAAACCAAATACTCAATATTATCCATTCTTTGACAGCACTAGTGGTATTGATATAATTCCAAAATTAATTGAAGTTACTATGGCATCTGGTTCTTTCACGATTGGTGAAACAGTACAGGCACTTATTCAAACAAATACATCTGGAGATTTTGGCCCAACATTAATTGGTCGTTTTAGACTTGCACAACCAAACCATAAATCTGGCCCATTTTCTACACCTACATTAACATATTCTAATAATCCATATAATCCATCTGTAATAATTCCTACAACATATTCTTCTTCAACTACAGTTGTAAATATAGATATAGCATCTTTAATTGAGGAAGCACAAGGAAGATTTTTTGGATATATTAACACAAATACATTATTAGTTGGTGAAACTAGTGGAGCTATTGCCGATGTTGTTAATAGAAGATTAATCACAGATAGAGTAGGTGATGTAAACGGATCATTCTTCATACGTGATCCATTAACAACACCTGCACCTCCATTAAGATTCACAAATGGTGATAATTCTTTTAAATTAACATCAAGTTCTACGAATGAGGTTACAGTTGCTGGAAGTCCTGCTGTAAGCAGTGTACAAACAACTTACAGCACTAGTGGAATAGTAGATACATTTTCACAAACAACAGTGGGAATAAGGGAGCTACCACCACCACCAATACCTGTGATAATTAACATAAACATTACAAATGTATTCCATGAAATGGAAGTTGATGATGGCGACCCTCTTGCACAATCATTTACAGTTGATGAGACAGGTGCTTTCTTAACATCAGTAGACATCTTTATGAGAAAGAAAGATGTTAAAGAAAAACTCACAGTTCAGGTAAGAACAGTAGAATTAGGAACACCAACATTAATTCAAGTTCAAAATTTTGCTCAAGTTGTTTTAGATCCATCACAAATTAATGTTTCAGAAGATGCATCTGCTGCTACAAATGTAAAGTTCCCCTCACCAGTATATCTTGAGGCTGGAACTCAATATTGTATTGTTCTTCTTGCTCCAACAACTAATAATTATGAGGCTTGGATCGCTCGTATGGGAGAGGCAACCATAGGAACACAGTCATTACCTGATTCTGAAAATGTTATTATATCTCAACAATATATCGGTGGTAGTTTATTTAAATCACAAAATGGTTCAATCTGGACACCAAGCCAGTTTGAAGATATGAAGATCAAACTATACAAAGCAAAGTTTACAACAACAGATGCGACAGCATTTTTCTATAATCCAGAACTTAATTATGAAAGTGGACAAGTTCCAAAACTACCCAGTAATCCAATTAAATCTTACCCTCGTAAGTTAAAAGTCGGTATTAATAATATTACTGCATCTCTTCCTTCTTCTCAATCATTTGATAGTGGTAGGAAGGTGAGTGAAGGAACTCAACCTGGCCCATTTGGATTCATTGAGTCAGTGGGTGGCCCAATATCATCACTAGGTGGTAGTGGCATAACAAATGTCGGTGCAGGATATTCAAATGGACAATACGCTAATGTTCCTCTGTTTGCAATAACAGGTAATGGTTCTGGTGGCACAGCAACAGTAACTATTTCTGGTGGTGTTGTAAATGCGATTAACAGTATTAATAGTGCTGGAAATGGATATGCAGCCGGAGATATAGTTGGATTAACAACCTCAAATATGACTAGAGGAGGTGGTGCTCAGATCACTGTTGACTCAATAACAGGCACTGACACCTTATATCTTACAAATGTACAAGGTCAAGCATTTACTGTTGGTCAAGACTTAGTTGTTTATGACGATTCTGGAACCGCAGTCGCTTATGCTAATACAAATATCACAAGTTCTTCTGTATTGGATGATTTACATACTGGAAATGTTATTGAAGTTGCTCATTACAATCATGGAATGAGTGCGTCAAATAATAAAGTTCAAATATCAAATATTCAACCAACTACTCAACCTATCAAAATAGAATCTGCACTTGGTTTACAAGATTCAATTCTAGTTGTTGGAGCTGGAAATACATCAGAATTTGCTACATTTGAAGGAATAACTACTTCTACTGGATATGTAAAAGTAAATGATGAAATTATTTACTATAATGGTATAACAAATGTTGGACTAGGTATTTCTATAAGAGGATTTGATGACTCATTAATTGTTACTCATCCAGTGAATAGTATAGCTCGTAAATATGAATTTAACGGATTATCACTTACAGGTATTAATACTACTCACGATATGCCAAGTGAAGCACTGCTTCAAAATAAATCTGATATAGACAATTATTTCCTTAAAGTTCCAATAGGTGCAGGTAGACCTAATTTGCAAAATAGATCTACTGGTGATTCTCAGGCAAGTTTTACAGATGAAAGATCTGGTGGAGGTTCAGAGGGACATGCATCTAAAAACATACAATATAATTCAATTTATCCTGTATTTAATACTTTACAACCTGGCCAAACAGCATTAAGTGCTCAATTAAGATCTGTGAGTGGAACTAGTGTTGGTGGACAAGAAGTTTCATTCTTAGATCAAGGATTTGAAGATATTGAATTGAATAAAATTAATCCACTAACAACCACTAGATTAGTTGCTTCGTCTCAAAATGAAAACTCTAGAATAACTAATTTACCAAAAAGTAGATCATCTACAATATCAATGAGATTTACAACAGAGGATGAAAATTTATCACCTGTTGTTGATGTTGCTAATGGAACAGTCATTTATGTAAGAAATAGGTTAAACAAACCTGTCACTGATTTTGTAAATGATAGTAGAGTCAAATTAAATAATGATCCTCATGCAGCGATTTACATTTCAAATCAAGTAAATCTCAAACAACCAGCAACTTCACTCAAAGTTTTAGTCAGTGCAGATCGTAGAGACTCAGCTGATTTCCGTGTTCTGTACAAATTAATCAGACAAGACTCTGAAGGTGTTGATCAATCGTTTAATTTATTCCCCGGTTTTGACAATCTTACTGATACCGATGGAGATGGATTTGGTGATTTAGTTGTGGATCCTTCCAAAAATACTGGTAAACCAGATGTATTGACACCTGCGAGTGTTGATGGTGAGTTTATTGAGTATCAATTCAGTATTGATGATCTTGCTGAGTTCACTGGATTCCAAATCAAGATTGATATAAGTGGAACAAATGAGGCAGAGGCACCTAAATTCAAAGACTTGAGGGTTATAGCATTAGCATGATAAGAGTTGAAGGTCATAAAAATCTCTTTAGAGATGAAAAAACTGGTGCTATAATCAACTGTGATACAAATGGTTATGCTCAATATAAAAAATCTAGACAACGTAATCAATCTCAAAAATCTGAAATTGATCGTCTTAGATATGAATTAGATGAAATCAAATCATTGCTTGGTGAATTAATCAAGAAAAATGAAATATAAATATATCATAGATCATCATATTATTGAATAGATGGCAGCAGTATATGTTAGCAATCTTGTTATAAACACAGGAGCTACATTCACACAAAAATTTACGTTGGAAAATGTTTCCTCGAATTCGGCACTACAACTGTCTGGATTCGGTGTTAAAGCTGAGATGAGAAAACACTCTGGTAGTGTTAGTGCAGCAGCAACTTTTACCGCGTTAATATCTGATCCTGCTGCTGGTATAATCCAAGTGGGATTGACTAGCACCACAACTGCTGGTATAAAACCCGGAAGATACGTTTATGACGTTATCGTTGTGGATAGTGCAAGTGAGGTTACAAGAGTTGTAGAGGGATCTGTCCTAGTGCGTCAAGGAGTTACACGCTAATGCCTGATAACATAAAAGTTAGAATTGGTCAACAAAATGCAGTTAAGGTAGTATCATCCTTAGCTGGAAATATTAGTGGAACATTAGCTGGTTTATCTGATGTTGACATTACCAATCCACAGAATGGTATGGTTCTTGTATATGATTCTAGTACAACTAAATGGACAGGAGTTCTTGAATTAACACCCGGTTCGACACAAAATTTGGATATCAATGGAGGAAACTTCTAAATGGCAAGTATAATACGAGTAAAAAGATCGACTGGTAACACTGCACCGTCGAATCTACAATTCGGTGAGGTAGCATTAACCATAGGTGCTGGTGTTGCTGGTAATAAGGGTGAAAGACTCTTTGTTGGTGATGACAGTCTTAACTCTGATGTAGTCGGAGGTAAGTATTACACTGACTTGATGGCACATACGCCCGGCTCTATTGCTGGTGTTGCCAACGCAGCTAACGCAGCGAATGGTTTCGTAGCAATAGTTGATCAAAATCGAAAGGTAGATGAATGGAATGTAGATGATTTGAGATTGGATGGAAATACTTTATCCTCTCAAACAACCGATGCAGATATAATTTTTAATCCTGATGGATCTGGAGACGTAATGATTCCAGATGATACCAAACTTGGATTTGGTGGAGGAAGTGACGGTGCATCTGCACCTGACGCAACTATTGAATATGATGAAAATGGAACAGATAAGATACAGGTTGCAGGGGCAGATTGGGTTTATGGTAACACTGTTGCACTTACTTTATTAGATACCACTCAATCTAATAGTAAAGATACTGGATCTTTAGTTACTGAAGGTGGTGTTGGTATAGAGAAAAACTTGAATGTGGGTGGAAATTTAAATGTTGCTGGAGTAGGTACATTCGTTGGTGGAATAATAATTGATCCAAATTCACCATTAAGAGTAGGTAATATTGGTATTCATTCAAATAAGATTGAAACACTTGCAGGTGGTGGTAATCAAATATTCATTGACCCATTTCCAAGTGGTTTAAGCAATGAAGGTGATGTTATCATCAAAGGTAACTTACAAGTTGATGGTACTACAACAGCAGTAAACTCAACTAACGTTACTGTTAATGATCCAATTATGCGTGTTGGTGATGTAACAAGTGTTAGATCAGTTATGGCAACTGTTAGTAGTGGAACTGATACTATTACAGTTGATTCAGTTACTGGATTGCAAGTTGATGATGTTGTTGCTGCTACAGGCATTCCCGGAGGCACAACAATAACGAATATAAACTCAGGAACAAAAGTAATAACCCTGAGTGCAAACGTAACATCCGGTATTTCAACCACTTCACAGTTAACAATAACTCACGCAAAGGATACCAATACTGATCGTGGTATTTCATTCAACTATAATACAAGTTCTGGAACAACTAATAATAAAACAGGTTTCTTTGGATATAATGATAGTGCAGGTGAAGGAAGTAGTGCTCCAGCAAGAGCTTTTACATACATACCTGATGCAACTGTTAGTAATGAGGTTGTTACTGGAACCAGAGGTAACTTAGATATTAAGGGTATCTACTATCAGACTGGTGATTTTGCAACTCATGGTGTAGTATACTTTGATAGCACTGGTTTACAAAACTCCTCTGATGCTCCAAGTTCAGCAACAATTACTTCAACACAGATTTTAACAGCTGTTACTGAAGTAACAATCGCATTACCAAGTGCATTATCTGTAGTTGCTGGTGATAGAATCACACAACAAGGAGGTGGAACTCAACAAGGTGTTGTTAAGTCCACATCTAACACAACATCCATTACATTAATTGGTGTTCAGGGAACTTTCACTAATTCTAATGATCTTATAAAAAATGGATCTCCAACATCAATCACACCTAGTTCTGCACCAAGTGTAGTTTACACTGACAAACCTGTCTGGACTAATATCATAGACGGAGGAGTCTTCTAACATAAAAAAAATTATGAATTCTCAAAATAATGACGTTGATGTGAACACTTTGATTAAACTTTATAATCAAAAAATTGCTACATTAACTAACCAAAATATACTTTTGGAAGCAAAATTGACAACAGTATTAACTGACTTTAATGATGAAAAAACAAAGTTAGCCCAACAGGCACTTGAATGGCAAGAAAAATACGAAAACTTAGCATCAGAGGTTGAAGCAGAGTAATG